ATTTCAGATTATAAATAGTCGACATCTTTGGAAGAGACCCGTGGTCTCTTATCAGTAGGGTGGAACCTTTATTATCACATTTTTATAATAGGACAAATGTCCCAAAATGTCAATTACAATTAAAAAAAGGGCAATTGGTATTATGCAATATTTAGAAAAATACAATAAGATGAAATTTGCTATACAAGAATGTCATAAAGTAGACGAAATTAAATTAATAAGAGATAAGGCAGAAGTCTACAGATATGCAATGATCCAGGCAAAAGAGAGTCCTGAATATATTAAGATGGCAGAGGAAATAAAGTTAAGGGCAGAACGTAAGGCTGGGGAATTATTGAAAGAAATGCCAAAACAAAAACCCGGAGAATATCAACGGTTGCAAGCTACGACCGTTGCACTCACATTAAAAGAACAAGGGATAACTAAAGGCCAATCTTCCAATTGGCAACGAATAGCCAATATCCCAGAAGACATATTTGAAAATTATATCCAAGCCAGCAGAGAGATAACTACATCAGGAGCGGTAAGAATGGCAAAGAAATTAGAAATAGAGCGATGGAAGAGAGAAGATCAAATAAAAGAAAAACTTAGTATTCGGCCTAAAATATACCATTGTGACTACAGAGATTTTTTGGACCGGATAGAAAATAATTCACAGGACCTGTTAATAACAGATCCCCCCTATTCTACTGATATAGAAGATATAGAAGAGTTTGTAAATGACTGGGTTATAAAAGCATTAGATAAGGTTAAACCAACAGGGCGATCATCTATATGTATTGGGGCATATCCCAGAGAATTAAAGGCATACTTAAATATACTATTATCGCAAAAGAAATTTATATTAGACAATCCTTTAATCTGGACCTATAGAAATACATTAGGGCAGACCCCTAAAATGAAATACAATCTAAATTATCAAGTTATTTTACATCTTTATTCAGATCAGAGTAGAAAATTAGATACTAAAATAACCAATGAAATGTTTTCAGTCCAGGACATAAATGCTCCGGATGGACGACAAGGCAATAGATATCATACTTGGCAAAAACCCACCGAACTTGCCAGGAGACTTATTACTCATGCCACAAAAGAAGGGGACAAGATATTCGATTGCTTTGCGGGGACTGGAACATTTATATTAATGGGTGCGAAATTGGGACGAAAAGTTATGGGATGCGATAATTCTAGAGACATGTTAAAAATAGCGGAGGAACGCGGTTGTGAAATCATATAATATCTGGCAAAAAGACATGGAAGATTCAGCTAAAGCCATAAATAAAAATAGACATTTTATAATAGAAGCCTTAGGGGGAGGATATATTTATCCACTAGAAGGATCTAATAATGAAATACTTCAGTTACTAGATAGGGATTGCGGAATAGATATTATTTGGAAAAAGGATAAAAAAATCAGAGGTATAGCGAGCAGAGTGCAATGGATGGGGTGGAGGGGAGAATCCTACGACACCTTTACGATAAGATCCGAAAGGGAAAGTAAGGCCGAAACTGAATATAAAAAAAGATTAAAAACAATAGGAGAGTCTTTTTATCCTCATCTCACAATGCAAATGTATTGCAATAATAGAAAGGAGAATATACTCAAATCTATAGCCATAATTGATACAGAAGATTTATATTTACTTTCAATTGAACGTCCGGAATTATTTCATACAACAAAATCTGATAATTTTTTTAAGTTCATTAGCTGGAAAGACATTAGAAATAAATCTAATACACACATATTAATAAAAAGAAAAGGTAAAGAATTAGAAGGGAGCTAGGACTGAATTAAAAAAATAAAAAAACAAGGAGACATAAAAAATGCTAAAAGAAATTTTTATTTTAGTAGGTGATTTGGCTGGAATCATTTCATTAATTTTAGTCATAATTTTTTGGCTAAAACTGAGACGATGTGATAAGAGAGTAGATCTGATCCTAAACAGAATTTTACAGTTGGAATGGAAGAAACTCCATCCAGAAATGTCCAAGCCATTAGAAAAAGAATTTAAGTATTATTTAGATAACCAAGATGAACTTGTTAAAAAATATAAGGGAAAAGTTATTGCAATAAAGAATAAAAAAGTAATTGGTGTTTATGATTCGGAGGTAGAAGCGGTTCGGGAAACTTCAAAAAATGAACCCTTGGGGACTTTTTTAGTACAAAAATGTACGCTAGGGAAAAAAGATTATACTGTAATCCTTCACTCAAATTCAAAAGAAGGCCTTAAAAAAGAATTGATTAAACAAGCAAAAGAAACTGCTAAACTGAATCTCGAAATATGTGATGAGTTTAAATATGTCGATGGAGAAAAATTGGGAGAATAAAAGAAAGGAGATATAAATAATGGCTAAAATGAGAATCGAAAATTTTAAACATCTTATGGAAGAAATTAAACCATTTATAAAACCAGATAACTATATAAGATATTCTACTGCTGGGATGTGGAGGTTAACTGAAGAATGGATGCGATAGAAACAACAAAAAATTTTATGAATGCCTGGAAAGATAGTAATTGGTCAGAGATGCTTAAATATACCCAGAAGACCTGGAGAAGTAAAGAAAATAACAATAGTGAACTGCTAAAGAACTGGTTTTATTTAAAGGATTTACTTACTTTTAAGGTATTAAAAATAAATCAAATAAGTGAATCTTGTGTAGATGTAATCCTTGGCATAGGGTATATATTCGGTGATTCAAAAATAAAGGAAACGAAGATTAGGGCTAGGGTAATCTGCGAGACTGAGCCCTATAAGCCTAGCAAGGAGGGCGAGTGGGGTGTAAATCCCATTGGTATATTGCGAGAATTTTAAACTTAAATAAGGGAGATGAATTTATGAAATTTTTTGATAATTTTAGATTATATTCAGTAAGAGAAATTGCAGAAATAACTAGCCTTAAAGAAAATAAGATCACCTTTCTTCTAAGAAAGGGAACATTGAAAGGTAAGAAGATAGGCAGGATCTGGAAAAGTAAAGGCTGGCAAATTGGGAAGCTAATGTCAGAACATAGGAGGCTGGAAGAGCTGAAAAATAAATTTGAAATAAGAGAAAAATAGCTGGATTAATAGAGGAAAGTGTTATATGATGTTCCCCCCAAAAGGTGCTAATTATGAAACAAAATCAAAGATATAAAAGACATTTGATTAAGGCAAACAAAGTAATAGATTGTGGATTCATAAATCTACTATTTGGTAGGTAGCACCTCCACGGTTTTGAAATTGTTTGCCTTATTTTTTTAAATTATAATCCTGGATTATGAAGGGAGTGGTGCCTTTTTGATCGCGAGCTAAATATTTGCCATTAGTAGTAAAGAGGTAGTAAATGGGTAGGAATGGTTTTTATGCTAAAAAATTGTATTTCTCTCTGAGAAAGTGTAAAAAATTTAGTGAAAGGAGTTACCATGGGCGGACACTTAAAAAATAGTTATTATTTCAGCCATGACACTAATGCCAGCAGGGATGAAAAAATATTAGCCATGCGGGTAGACTACGGATGGGAAGGCTATGGCTTGTTTTGGGCGATTATTGAAGCGATGGCGGAGGCGACAAATTATAAATTAAGATTTGCTAATGGCGAGCCCGATAATATAGACGTAGCCGGATTGGCCTTGAATTTTCGTGTTTCTAGAAAAAAATTGGAAAAATTTGTGGAAAATTGTATAAAAAAATATAAATTATTTTATTTTTCCAAAAATAAAAAATATTTTTTTTCAAAAACTTTGAGAAGACGGTTATCCATGAGAAATAAAAAGACAGATAAATTAAGGGTTGCAGGCAAAAAGGGAGCAAAAAAGAGATGGAATAATGATAGCCACCCCAATAGCCACCCTAATGGCAAGGAAATTAAAGGAAAGGAAAGGAAAGGAAATATATTCCTCCGTCAGGACTCCAAGGAGAGCCCTGACTCAGACAATATTAAAATAGCCTATAAAGCAACCTGCTATCTTATAGATAAGATCTTGGCTAATAATCCCAGGGCAAGAGTGCCTAATAAAGACCCGACTGATTCTTTAATGAAAAAGTGGGTTTATGAAATGGAGAAACTCAATCGGCTTGGACCAGTAGGAGTGAAAAAATCTGAACATAAAGGATATAACTGGAAAGAGATAAAGAAGATAATTAACTGGTGCCAGGATGATAATTTTTGGAAATCGAATATACTCAGTACCGTTAAATTAAGAGAGAAGATAGTAACCCTGGAAAATAAAATGGGGGTATCAAAGCCAAAAATATCTATGGAGGAATCCTTGAAAAAGATGGAGGAAGAAGATGGATAAGAAAAACTTTAATGAGATGATGAGGATATTCGGCAAGGTGTACGAAAAGAGTCTGGCCCCTGATGTATTGAAGATATATTTTGAAATATTTAAAGAGATATCTGACGATAAAACGAAATTTATTATCAAGGGATGCCTTAAAAAATGTAGATACTTTCCCAGACCGGCTGATGTTTTTGAGTGCCTGGAAGGGGAAAGTCAAGTTTCTGATTTACCCGATCTGGAATAAGGAGAAAATTATGTTACCGATAGAATCAGAACGGAATATTTCGGCGGAACAAGCCTCTTTAGGCTCGATGTTACTATCCCCGAGGGCCGTCCATGCCAGTGTGGAAATTCTGGAGCCTAATGATTACTATAAGATTTCTCATAGCAGAATATACCAGGTAATCCTCGAGCTATTCAATAAAAACATAGCTGTGGACCTAGTGACTTTAACAGAAGAATTGCAGAACAAAAATGAACTGATAGATATAGGAGGAATAACCTATCTGACCCATCTGGTTAATAGTGTCCCCACTCCCGAGAATATAGAATTCTATAACCAGATTATTAAGAAAAAATCTAATCAACGAAAAATATTATTTATTTTAGGGGAACTAAGGTTAGAGAAGATAGATACCCAGAAGGCACTTGAAAAAATATCCCTGATACCGATAATCGAGATAAAGGAAGAAAACTTAAAAACACTATTGAAGAATACCTTAAAAATATCGGCAGAAGGAGTAGCCCACCGGTTTAAGATGGGACATCTTAATAGATACCTCGGGGGGATAGACAAAGGAGAAATAATAACTATTGGTGGATTTACCAGCCAGGGGAAAACCTCATTTGCTATACAACTGGCTATAGATTTTATAGATGTGGACGAAGAAAAGAAAGTTCTTTATTTGTCTTCAGAGATGACTGCACTAGAAATTTCTCGAAGATTGTTATCCAACTTGATGCCCAAGAATATTATGGACTTTAGGAAGGGAAGATTTGATGAAGGGGAGAGAGAGGCCCTGGATAGCATCGCTACTATAGTAGGGGATCATTGGAATTTGAATATCAAGAAGGTATTTGATATGGAGGACATAAGAAAATATATTCAAAAATATAATCCTGAAATAGTATTTATGGATTACCTCCAAAACTTAGATAGGAAGAAGGCATTAACCGATTATCAGAAAGTGACCGGGAATATAAAAGACTTGCAGGGCATAACCCTGGGACGAGAAATATCCACTTTTGTGGTGAGTCAACTATCCCGAGGCAATAAGAATATAATTAGAAAACCTAGACTTTCTGACCTTAGGGATAGTGGAAGAATTGAGGAATGCTCTCCCATTGTCCTTTTTGTTTACTGGGAAGAGCGGCTCAAAGAAAAGATTGAGATGAGGACAGGTGGCGAATCACCAGAAAAGATGGAAATTCTGATTGCGAAGAATAGAGATGGGACGATTGGGAAATTTGCCTTAGATTTTTATCCCGAATATTGCCGGATAAAAGAAAGGGAATACACAGCACATGAGTATTAAGCCGTTCGCAAATAAAAAGAATAAGATGCATAGAGATAATAAATGGGAGACTTATGAACGGCACAAGAAAAAATTATCTTATAAATATGGCTGGGATTCGAAACAGAATCCGGGCAAATATGAACGGGCAGTAAAGTTGTTATGCAAAATAATAAGATTATAGGGATTCGACTAAAGAAGCTTTTTAAGGGAGAGGAGAGGGATATAGCAATGAGAAAAACATCTGGAGGAGCAAAAAAGCATGGCCGGAATAAGGAAAAGTGCCAAAAATATCGGAGCCAAAACCGAAAGGAAAAAAATAAGATCGGAAAATGGAAGAAGCTAATAAAGAATTTACCACCGGATAATAGTATGAGAAGACAGTTAGAAAAACGAATTAAGGAGGTGGAAGGATGAGAAAATTTGAGAATCTATTAATTGTGTTTATAGTCATAATGCTTTTGGTAGGATTCTGGATCTTGTATTTGAGCTTTAAGATAGAGAAGAATGAACTTTTAATTAAGATTCTAATTAGCCGGGATGGGACCAACGTAGAGCTAATTGGAGCGATACAGAACAGGTTGGAGAGGCTGGAAAAAAGATATAGTGATTTTGAAGAAAGCAGAGGACTGCAGTTATTAAGAGGATATCCTTGACTAATGTATTGAGCAAATAAGAGGCAGAAAACTAAATTAGAAAGGAAGGTAGTATGCAGAAAGCGATCAGAAAATATCTCAAGAAAGAGTCTGAAAAGTTGGATAGTAGTAGGGGTAAGGACTATATTAATCAGACTTTCGATATGCTTGATTCAGAAATTGACAAGGCAAAGAGAAGGGAGATTAAGAGGGCCAGAAGGAAGAAGCTAGGAGAATGGAAGCGAATAGAGAAAATGAATTGCGGGCATAATAAGAAAAGAAGGTTAAAAGGGAGGTCGAGAAGATGACAAGTAAAAAAGAAGAATTTACTTTAATTACAATTTATGGAGACGAAATTCTCATTATAACTGATGAAGAGTTTCTGGAAACTATTGAAGAAAAAATACTTGAAGATTTAGATAGTAATAGACTTTATTCTGTAGGAGCTTGGGACGAAGTAGCAAGATATAAAGGACACGAATTATCCATAATAGATCTTAAGAAAATTATAGGAAGAACATAGGAATGAAAATTAGAGACCGGCTTTTGAATAAAAAGGAATATAAAGGCAGATTAACTGAGGCAAGTGACAAAATATGCCCTTGCAGAATTTGCTATAATCCTCACGATTGTGGGTACCGAGCAGGCAGTGATAAATGGACAACAGTAATGCGCTGTGTGACAAATTATAAAAATGGCTGCCCATTCGATTTAAATAAGGAACTGCCAAGACCGACTCATATTATCCGTGCAAAAGCAGGAGGGAAGGGACAGAAAAGAATATGCTTAAGATGTGGGCAGAAGGTAGTTATTGGGGAATGTGATTTTATTACATTTGAGGCATATAAAAAATTATGAGGAGGCAAGACAATGTTTCCTACCATAAAAACTTATTATGAGCAGGTAAAAAAGAATAGTGAATTCAATGATTTTTCAAAGAAACTTAAAAAGAATATTGAAAAACTAGTGGTGATAGATAAAAAATATTCCTGGGAAGACGAGGCCGATATAAATTTTAGGAAGGCTGTGATGAAAGGAAATGAAAAATAAGATTGGCTGGTGTAATCTCACCTGGAATCCGGTGTGGGGTTGCAGAAATAGAGGATGTCCTTATTGCTACGCGAGGATATTCGCAAAAAGGTTTGGGGGCATAAGATTCATAGAGGAATGGGAATATAGAGTTGAACATAATATGGATGATGTTCATTTTAAATTAAAAAATTCTCTCGATTTGATTGAATTTAAGCTTATGTTTCTTTATTCTCAATTCGAGAAGAAATTTCCCCAAAAGTCCCAAAAGATATTTGTGGGATCGATGAGCGAGATAGCTAATTGGGAAGATGAATGGATAAAAAAAGTATTGGAAAAAGTAAAATTATATCCCCAGCACATCTTCCAATTTTTGACAAGATATCCGGAAGTTTACGATAGGTATATTTTCCCAAAGAACTGCTGGTTAGGAGTGACCATAACAAGAGAAAAAGATTTTGAGAGAGGGATACCTTATCTATTTATTACGAGTTGTAATATAACTTTTGTATCAGTTGAGCCCATTCTTGAGTATTTTAACCCTGTGCCATTTTCAAATGCAAATATTGACTGGGTTATTATCGGTGCCGAGACTGGGAACAGAAAGGGGAAGATCATACCAAAAAAAGAATGGATAGAAAACATAGTTGATTATTGCAGAAAAGATAAAATCCCTATTTATCTAAAAGATAGCTTAAAAGGAATTTATCTAGAAGAGGTGAAAGAATTTCCTGAAAGAACCAAAATTCTTATCTAATCCAGCTCCTGAGGATGATGACATTATTTTTAAGAGAAAAGATAAAAAAAGAAAAAGGGAGGAAAAAGAGATGCAAGAAGGAAGAAGTGTAGAAAATAGGAAGCCAGCGACTACTGGAGACGTATCAAAAATCGTTTTTGCCATATTAGACCGGACTAAACAATTGAATATAATTGTATCCGAAATAAATAACGAGCTGGTTGGTTCTCCGATGGAAGCGGGAGAAGAAAAGGACCTCACCAAGAAAGCTTCCGAAGGATGGCTTGAAGATAATTATAAGAGGCTCTGTGAAATTAGAGGGCAAATGAATAGAATATTCGAGAAAACACAATTATTAAAAAGCCGGGTTGGCTGCCCTCCCAGAAAGGATCCTTAAAAATCTAAATGGGGTGGAGTACTAATGGTATCTTATATCTAAAAAACTATCAGAAGAGGCATGTCTCTGCCCCAATGAGCCGGAAAGCTATAATAAAATTGCTTAAATTGCTGCAATAAAGATGCTTTCGGTAAGGTATGGCGAGGCAGAATGCTAAGGAGAGACTTCTTAAAAAAGTTGAAGAAAAGATGCTTCTGCTTTTTTATTAAAAAGGACCACTAGATAGAACGCTAATAGGGAACTGTAGATTGGGGGAACTTATTACTAAATATATGCTTCTATTATTAGATGGACGATATGATTTAGATAGGAGAGATGGGCAGGGAGTTGGAAGAGGGATGAATCCTTTATAAGTCAAATGCCTCTGTCCATTTCCAAACTTAGGGCGGGGTATTAAATCATAAATGTAATGTAAAGAGCTATTGTTAAGCTTTTGTCTCCGATCCCAGCAGATTGGAAGCTATTATTATAGATTTGCCTGAGTGCTAAAGCTAAGATGTGCTTCCAAGAAAATTTGGTAAGTAGAGATGCTATTTATGAAATGTAGGTTAGACCCTACTAAGAAATGATTACTCTCTACTTACCCGGGACCTTATTTTGATATGGGAACAGACAGAGAGCTAAAATTACAATGACTTATCCGTTTAGGCCAAAATTGCCTTTTGTCCATTTTAGAGATTAGAAAAAAGAACGGAGCACTAATATATGATTGTATTCGAAAGAACTACTAATTGAAATTTATCTCCGCCTGAAGAGACGGAAAGCTAAAACAAAAATGTTTAATATGCTGATCAAGATTTGCTTCCAAAAAAAAATATTGTAGGCAGAATGCTAAGGTCAATACGCGGAAAAAAAGCTATACCGAATTTGCTTCTGCCTCGCTAAAAGAAAGGTGATTTAAAATGTATTTTGTTAAATGGGCAATCAGAAAGGAACTGAAGGTCTTTGACCTTAAGAACGAGAAATCCAAAACCATGACCCCGAACGTCGGAGAATTCTCTAAATTTCTGGATAAGATAGAAGAGGAAAATTCCTTCTATTTCGAGGAAGGTGGTGGAGACTCCTTCAAACTTTTAGCTAGAAGAAAGGGCCATCAAATATTTACTCTTCCGGGGATCAGAACCAAGGAGTGCCGGGAAAGCCTGAAGCTACCAAAAACAGACGAGAATGACGCTCTTGCCATAAAACTTTTAATTAAAGAACACCCCGAAGATTTTTATGAATTTAAAGAGCTGGACGAAATAACCGCCCGGATCAGTATAATATTCAAAGAGCGTGCTGATACTGAAAAGATTATGGTGGCGACTAAATTAAGACTGTTTGCTCTCAAGAATAGATTAGAGTTGGTAAGTCTGAACGGATATGAGAAAGAGGCAGTGGAGAAAAAGGAGGCAGTTATCCAGGCCCTAGAAGAAGATTTTGAACTTCAGACTAAGCTACTGCAAATAGAAGTGAGGAAACACCCCGTCTGGAAGGATTATTTAAAGGGGATAAAGGGAGTGGGACCTGCCGTAGCCGGTGGACTGATAGCCGGGGTCAAAAGGGCTTCTCGATTTAACGATAAATATGCCTTGAGACACTATGCCGGAATGGTCACTAAGAAGGGAAATCAGAGATTTAATCACCAACTAAAGAGGGCACTATTCCACTTTAGTGAGGAGATTATAAGACAGAATACTCCAATCTGGCGAAAGTTATATGATGATATGAAGATATATTATGGAGAGAAACACCCCGATTGGAAAAAGGGTAAGATAAATAATTATGCCAAGAAATTTATCCAGACAAAATTCTTGGGTGAGCTATATGGGGAAATAAAGATGGTGGAGAGATAATGCTAAAAGCAATATGCCCTTAGGCTAGAGTATGATTGCTTATCTCTTATCTAAATTTCTCAAAAAAAAGAAAGACGAAAAAATATGCTAACGATCTTTAAATATCCGATTCCCATAGAAGACCATTTCACTTTAGAATTGCCTAAAGATGCTAGGATATTAACAGTTCAAATCCAGAGAGAAACGGCCCAGCTATGGGCGTTAGTGGATTCAGAAACAGAAAAAGAAACTAGATATTTTAGGTTAAGTGGAACTGGTCATCCTCTAGGTGAAGATTACCTTAGAATAACTAATTATATAGGAACATTTCAAATGGAAAATGGGGCGTTAGTATTTCATTTGTTTGAGGTTAAGAAAGGAGAATTTTAAGAATGAATGATTTTTATTGGGGAAAGAAGGAAGAGCCGCCCAAAGAAGACCCGAAGTCTCAACAAGAGGAGAAAGCACGTCCGTCTTTTATTGAAGTGGTAGAAAATAGAATTTATTTCTATTCTGATATTAATACAGATAAAATTTTACAGCTTAATCGAAATTTAAGGAATAAAGGAATCGATTTACAACGGGAAGCAATGGTTCAAAATCGAGAACCGGCTGATATTTATCTCCACATCCAAAGTTATGGAGGGAGCATCTTCGCGGGAATGGCAGGAATGGATGAGATTATTAAAAGTATCGTTCCTGTACATACGATGATTGATGGATGTTGTGCTAGTGCAGCAACATTCCTGAGTGTTTGTGGGAAGAAAAGATTTATCAATCGACATGCCTATATGCTCATCCATCAATTGAGTTCCTTTATGTGGGGCAAGTATGAGGAGTTTAAGGATGAGATGCAGAATCTGGATAAGATTATGGTGATGATAAAAAAGGTATATGGAGAATATACAAAAATCCCGACGAAGAAACTCGAGGAAATATTGAAACACGATCTGTGGTTTGACGCTGACCAATGCCTGGCATATGGTTTGGTGGATGAAATTGTCGTTTCCTAGTAAAGAATATATAAGATTTGATGAGCGAGGCCATAAAAAGATAAAACCGAAACCATTTTTAAAACCAGCTATGGAGATGGTAGCGAAGAAAATATTTAAAAAAAAGAGAAATAGATTTGCGAGGAATCGATAAATGAAGAAACATATATCGGTAAGTGATGAAGAGTATAATGACATTTTACAGTGGTTAACAGAAGAAGAAAATATCGAGACTGAATTACTTAGTGAAAAGGAAATTATAAAGATGAGAAATACTTTTTCATTTCAAAGATGGCAATTGAGGAAAGCTTATCATGAATTTGCGACAGTCGTAAGTGAGACCCGGTTTGGTTCTATTCTAATATCGGTTATAGAAAGAATTAATAGAATATTTGAAAAAATATTTTGTTGAGACTGTGAGGTCGAAGTGAAGGTAAACGAAGTCGAACCGGGACAAATTTTTACTACTGATAACACCCTTACATATCCGAAGTTAAAACTCCACAAGGGATTTATAAGTATGAGGACGCAATATATTTGGTTGTGCAGAGGGGACGTTTCGGCTACATTATTATCCTGGGACCAGCTTAGAAAGGTCATGAGTAACTGGGGAACGAGTCAGAAGGAATTTGATAAATATAGAGGGGAGTTAATTAAAAAATATGACATTAAAATGTGATTATGAAAAGGCCTGGAAAGAACTAAAAAGATGTTTTGAGAATATAGCTAAATCAGAAAACAGGAAACATCAAGAATATAATGTTTTTGGTCTTAATTATTTCAATATAATGAATAGTCTTGAAAAAAAGCATACCAATATAATATATATTAGAAGGCGGAGCAATGAGGAAGTAGCGGGTTTTTTTATGAGGAAGTTTATGAATCTATTTGCGAAATATCTTAATTTGAAGAATAGGTTAGAGAAACTAGGTCAAAAAGGAATGGATGAAAAAATAGAAATTTCTTATTTCAGATATGAGCTGGCTCAAATATGTCAATCTATTAAAAGAGACATAGAGGAATGTAAATAAAAAAAGAAAGGGATTAAGGTGACTAACTTAGAGTATTTAGAGAAAATTAAAGATAAAAAATATAGAAAATTATTAGCGGAGAAAGTCGAACATTCAGCATTTTTAAATCGCAAGGAAAGAGAGATGATTGCTTTAGAGATTATAGCAGAGGAAGCTTGTTTAATAAGAGGAATATTAGAAGAAAAATTCCAGATATATCGAATGGGTAATCCTTAAATAAAGGAGAATGATTAAATGAATAATTATTTAGGGATATTAATTTTTGTATTGGGATTCTTGGTTGGAATCTTGTTTTACCATTACATTTGGCTTAGAATAATCAAACCTTGGCTTTCGTTTCAGATTCAAGTATTGGAACATGTTAGGATGCATCGTACACGCCAAGCCAGAATAAATAAAATAAAAGGAGGGAATAATTAAATGGGCGTTGAAGGACTGAAGGGTGTTGAGAAATTACATAAGCTAGGAAATAAAAATAGAATGACAGATTATAATTTGCAATGTGTTAATTGCAGAAAAGAACGAAATATAAATTTAGTGGCACACCGGAATGATAAAGAATATATTACCGGATTTGTAGTAATTTGTAATGACTGTCTTAGGCTATTAGAGAAATTAAATAAAGCAGTTAAGATGGTCATAGAAAATGAATAATTAAGATTAAAGAAAAGAGCATGATTAAATGAAACTAATAAGATTTAAGAGGAGTGAAGAAAGAATAAAGGGATTTAGCAGTCCAGTTGAAAAAGCGGAAAGAACTGTAGACTGGTTCTGGATACCATTGATTCTTACGATAGTTATAACGATGATTATCGCTTTAAGGAAGATATTTTGAAGATTGGCCTTTTTGATGTCAATTCAAAATATCATAATTTAGCCTTAATGAAAATATCAGCATATCATAAGCAAAAAGGCGATGAAGTAGAATTTTATAAACCACTATGGCATTCAACCTACGATAAGATATATTGCTCAAAGATTTTTACAAGAGCTAATAAAAATGATAATTACAGGACCGATGACATGATTTGTGGGGGATCAGGGATTGACATAAAGAGAAAATTGTCCCAAGAGATAGAACATATTAGGCCAGATTATTCGCTTTATAACCTTAACTATTCTTTAGGATTTACCACGAGGGGATGCCAAAGGAATTGTGAATTCTGTCTTGTAAGAGAAAAAGAAGGACATATAAAAGAACATGCAGAAGTGGAAGAATTTTTAAATCCTAAGTCTAATATTGTGGTACTACTTGATAATAACTTTCTGGCCTTGCTTTCACATATTAAAAAGCTGCAGCTATTTATTGACCGGGGCTGGGTGATGGATTTTAACCAGGGACTTGATATAAGGTTAATTAATAAGGAGAATGCTAAGTTACTAGCTAAAGTAAAACATTTAAAACAGATACGTTTTGCCTGGGACTTGATGGATTATGAAAAAGAAGTAAAAGAAGGGTTAAAAATATTATCTAAAGCGGGAATCAAGCCATATAAGATAATGATATATATCTTATGCAATTACAATACTAATTTTAAGGAAGATATGTATCGTTTTGAAAAATTAGCTAATCTGGGATTGGATCCCTTTATAATGATTTATGAAGATGGGAATAAAAAAATAAGGGACTTTGCCCGGTGGGTTAACAAGAGGTTATATAAAGTTTGTGATTGGGAAGATTATAGCAGGAGGACTGATAATAAATGAATCTTATTAAATGGTTAAAAGTGAATAATGATATAAAACTAGGTAAGCTTAAAGTGGAAATTAAAAAGAAAGATATAATAGTTGTTAAGGGATTACCAAATAAAATGGATAAATATATTGGAGAACGATTACATAAGGTATTCCCTGATAATTTAATTATATTTCTTCCTGACATGGTTACTTTAGAAAAATTAGATGAGAGAGAAATGAATAAAGCAGGGTGGGTCAGAAATGAGTAATGTAGCGAAAGGTGGTTTTAGAAAAGATTTAGGAATCTATGTCAGGAGTAGTTGGGAGGCGAATATTTGTAGATATTATAATCTTGTAGGCATAAAATGGACTTATGAACCGCGAGAATTTGAATTTTTTAAGATCAAAAGAGGCAGCAGATTCTATAAACCCGATATTTATTTACCCGAACAGGACAAGTTTGTAGAAATTAAAGGATTTTTTACTGCCAGCGATAAAACTAAACTAAGGAGATTTAAAAAATATTATCCGGAGGAATTTATTAAGTTAAAATTTATAATACCTGATAAATACTCAAAATCAGAAGCTAATGGCGAGATGATTAAGTTCCTATTAGATGATTTGGGAATAGATTTTATTGAGATAATGAGCTATAAAGAGATAGAGAAATATAGCAAGTTGATTCCCGGGTGGGAATAAAAAGAATAAGAATGGAATGATACTTCTTCTTTGACAGAAATCACTTAATTTGATAAAATTTAATAGATAATAGAATAGAGTAATGCCTTAAAAAGTTAGGTTAATGACCTAAGCTCTTTCGAGGATTATTGGAAAATAATTTGAGAGGGCTTAGGTCATTTTTTATTTTTGAATAAAAACACAATTTTGGGCAAAGATTCGAGAAACATTTGGGCATTGTTCAAAAGGGAGATTAGGTCGATGTCCATGAACAAAATAATACAGGGTGATTCCAAAGAGATATTAAGGACTTTTGGGGACAATTCTTTTGATGGAATGTTAACTGACCCGCCCGCGGGGATAAGTTTTATGGGTGAGAAATGGGATACATTTCCGAAGGGTGGTAGAGGGAACTCTTGTAGAAGAACAGGCTCCGGCAATGATTGCAGTTCACCAGGATTTGCTTGTGATGTTCATTGGGACAAAAGTTTAAAGGCGAGAAATCAATTTATCAGTTGGCTCACGGATTTAATGACTGAGGCGAAAAGAATATTGAAACCAGGCGGACATGCTTTTGTATGGGCCTTGCCAAGAACTTCACATTGGACTGCTTTTGCTTTAGAGGAAGCCGGTTTTGAAATTCGGGATTGTGTGTATCATATTTTTGGGCAAGGATTTTCGAAAAGTTTGAATATTAGTAAGGGTATAGACCGCAGAGCGTGCCGAGAGCAATTAGAAAAAAAGCTAGGTAGGAAACCGACTAAAGAAGAGTTTAAGAAAGTGTGGAAAGGATTTAGGGAGGTAGTAGGACATAAACCAATTGCTTATCCCGATAGTGATTGTTGGGGGATACCTAATAAAAACGGAATTGGAAATGATAAATCCATATTTAATGTTGGCAAAGTAGATGAAGGGGGAATACGACCAGTCACTGCCCCCGTAACCACCGAAGCCAAAAAATGGGAGGGTTGGGGAACAGGATTGAAACCAGCCGTAGAATGCTGGTGGCTTGTAAGGAAACCCTTATCAGAAAAAACAGTTGCTGAAAATGTTTTGAAATGGGGTATAGGTGGATTGAATATTGATGGGGGAAGGATATCATACAAAGATAATGGAGATTTCAAAGATGGTCATCATAATAAACAATTATCTGAAAATGTTAAATATAAGAAAACTTGTTTCGGCTCTACTTTTGGATATGGGCTACTAAATTCAAATATTAATACAGGTCGTTATCCTGCAAATCTTATTTTAGAATGCACTTGTGATGAGGTGGTAGAGGGAGAAGTAGAAACGGCAGGTTGGAAAGATAAAGATAAACATAAAGGAGAAAATGGTGTTGTTAATAATTTTGGTGCAACTGGTATAACTGGGAAACATTATGGAGTAAATGGTAAAGAAAAAACCTTAATCCACACCGATCCGAATTGTCCTTGCTATATGGTGGATGAGCAAAGTGGGGTAAGTAAATCAAGTGGTGGTAGAGCAGGACACGAAAAAGCATATCAAGGGGGATATAAACAAAACTATTACGAAGGAATAAAACCAGGACTCGGTGATGTAGGTGGTGCTTCTCGCTTCTTTTATTGTACGAAAGCATCAAGAAATGAAAGGTGGTTCTATTGTCATATCTGCCAAGATGCTTTTCCAACAAAGGAAAGAGAAGACCATAAACATGGTAAGCCTGATAGTGAACAAAAGCATATTGTCTCGCATCCTACACAAAAATCAGAAAAACTTTGCAAATACCTCATACAACTTATAACCAGAGAAGGACAAATAGTTTTAGATCCCTTCATGGGAACGGGGACAACTTGTGTAGCTTGTATAAATACCAATAGAAATTATGCTGGTGTTGAATTGGGCATTGAATATTATGAGATAGCTCGAAAGAGAATAGAATATATAGAAAGAAAAAAGCAGGGAGAATTAACAATATGAAAATAAAAGATGTACCGATAGAAGAACTTAATCCTTCAGAATATAATCCGCGGGCTCTGACTGAAAAAGAATACAAAGATTTAAAGGAAAGTTTAAAAAGATTTGATTTTGTAGAACCGATAGTGGTCAATTCTGCAGAAAATAGAAAAAATATAGTTATCGGTGGACACCAGAGATTATTAGTAGCAAAGGAAATGGGCTATAAAACCATACCGGTTAATTATGTGAAAATTACTAAATTAGAAAAAGAGCAGGAATTGAATTTAAGACTGAATAAAAATTTAGGGCATTTCGATTATGATTTGCTGGCCAATTACGATGAAGAAATGCTGGTAGATGTGGGATTTAGCAGGGAAGAATTGGATGATGTTTTCGGTTTAAATATTGATGAAGAGTTTGATGTTGATAAAGAACTAGAGAAATTGCTTAAGGGAGGGATTAAGAGAGTTAGCGATGGCGATTTATGGCGACTGGGAGAGCATAAATTAATCATCGGAGATTGCACTAATAGAAGCGAATGGGATAAATTGTTTGGAAATGAAAGATTCGATTTTATGTTTACAGATCCACCTTATAAATTAGCTTACACCAAGAGGGCCCGGAAGATACAGACTAAAGAGGGAGTAAAGTTAAAGAAGGATAAGGTATACGAAAGCGTGGGAAAGACTGATGGCAGAGGAAGATTCAAGGGATGGGTTAAGACTAAAAATGGTTTTGGTTACCGGAGCCAGCGCAGTTATTTAGGAGTGGAGAAGAAAGGCGGAGTTCCCGAATATGACGAATGGTTATCGATAGCTAATGACTTTCAAAATCCCAAGGGAGCCAATGTTATGGTCTTTGAAAACTGGAGGAATACCATAGAGATATGGCAGGCCATAGCTAAGTATTGGAAGATAAAGAATATGGTGATCTGGTGGCTGCCCAATCGATGTCAGGGATTTTCCAGACCGGGATATTTTTTTAACAAATATGATATCGCTCCACTAGCTGGAGAAGGAATAAAAAATGAAGCATACGAAGAAGAATTAGAAAATTATTTAAGAGAAAAGGCTCAAAAACTTTTAGATACCTATGAAGTAATTTTATATGGACAACATGGAAAAGGAGCTTATTGGGATAGAAGAAAAAATACTATCTGGGCTAGAGCAACCGACCACATTACCCATTCAGCAGAAACAGGGAAATCGGGCGGGCAAAATATAATATTCGGCACAAAGCCAATTCAGATTTTAGTTCCTTATATTAAGATATTATCCCCTCGAAATGGAATAATAGCCGAACCGTTCGCTGGGGCAGGATCAACACTTATAGCAAGCGAGATTATGCATAGGAAATGTCGAGCGATAGAAATAGAACCGATATACGGGGAAGTTATTTTATTAAGATATGAGAAATTTACCGGGAAGAAAGCAGTGAAGATAAATAATGAATAAAAGAGAAACGGCAAAAAATCTGACAAATCTGACAAGAAATCGACAAAAAGAAGATTTTTTAGAATCACTTACCGGCGGGGTGTCTATAAGTGATGCTTGTAAAGCAGTAAATTTAAGCCGGGATACTATTTGGAGATGGCGAAAAAAATATATAGGTTTCGATAATAAAATATTATCAATTATCGATAGTCGGACCCAGACCGTAGAAGATGCTTTATATGCAAGTGCCTTGAAAGGTAATGTTACTGCTCAAATATTCTGGCTGAAGAATAGGGCTAAAGATAGATGGTCAGATAAAACTACTCACGAGGTATCGTTGGAACTTACTTTTGCTAATCTAATGAAAGCGAAAAAAGAGCAGGAGAAAGAAACAAAGACTAGCAGGATCCTATTCAGATGAGGCGGTTAAATTGAGATTAAGCGAGAGGGAAATAGATATTCTAAGCAGTTATGAAGGCGACTGGAATAAGTTCGCTAGAGAAGGTTTGGGAGTAAGACTCGACCAGAAGCAGAGAAGAATTTTAGAATCAATGCAAATCCATAGGAGGACATCGGTTAGATCAGGGCATGCAGCAGGAAAGGACTACGTAGCTGCTGTAGGTTCTTTATGTTTTTTGTATCTGAATATTCCCTCCAAGGTTATCAATACGGCACCTACAGATAGACAAGTTATTAGTATTATGATGTCCGAGATAGGCAGAATATATAGAAATGCGAAGATAAATTTAGGAGGAGACTTGTGGACTCATAAAATAACTTTCTCTGAGGATTCAGACTGGTTTTTATTAGGCTTTAAAACAAAAGACAAGAAACCGGAAGACTGGACCGGATTTCACTCTCCTAATCTTATGGTAGTGGTTACTGAAGCGAGCGGGATAGACCAGGTAACTTTTGATGCCATAGAGGGATTACTTACCGGGAATAGCCGATTAGTTTTGATATTCAACCCGAACAGGACCTCTGGGGAGGCCTATCAGAGTACCAGGAGTTCCCTTTATAAGAAGTTCAAAATGAACTGCTTGAATGCAGTAAATGTTAGGGCCAAAAAGATATTAATCCCGGGACAGGTAGATTGGGAGTGGATTGATGAAAAGATCAGAAAACCGGGATGGGTTACAGAAATAGAAGAAGGAGAACAAAGAAGAGATTTATACGATTTCAAATGGGAAGGTAAATGGTACCGACCTAATGATTTATTCTTAGTTAAAATTATGGGCGAATTCCCGCGAGCGACAGAGGATACTTTAATACCCTTAAGCTGGGTAGAATTGGCCAACGATAGATGGCAGGATTTACAGGGGAAAGGGGAAGGCGCCTTAAAATTGGGAGTCGATGTAGCCGGCATGGGCAGGGATCTTACTGTATTTGCTTTCAGAAGAGGAGACGTTATTGAAAGACTTAAAGTCTACAGCAAACAGGATCACATGGTAACCGTAGGAAAAGCAAAAAATGAATTAATAAAGAAAGAAGATATCACCTATATAGATTCAGCAGGAGAGGGGGCCGGAGTCTTCTCGAGATTGATAGAACTGAAGGTTAATGCGATTGGAGTTATGGCTTCAGAATCAGCGAAGGGACTGACCGACATGACTGAACAGAGGACCTTTGCCAATATGAGGGCCTATTTATATTGGGCCTTAAGAGATGCTTTAGATCCAGCATTCGAAGGAGAGTTAGCCCTGCCCCCGATAGATGAATTGACTCAAGACTTGACCGAGGTGCATTGGACCACTAGGAGCAATGGCGACATTATAATCGAGGAGAAGGATAAGATAAAAAAGAGGTTGGGACGGTCCCCGGACTATGGGGATGCGGTGGCCAATACTTTCTCTAAAAAGAAGGAGAGGAAAGAAAGTTATGTCTACACCGGATAGTAAAATAAGTATTAAAGATAAAGGTAAAAAAGAACAATCGTATGTTTATGTGGAGACCAGAAAAAGTGCCTCCACTTCGATATTAGATAGATTTGAAGCTGAAGGCCAAAAATCTGCTTTTAAAAAGTCCTCCAAACAGGTCCAAAAAGAAGTCTACGGTATCGGGGGCTTGGTTTCTTATCCCTATGCTCCCGCTAATTTTTTAATTCTAAATGAATCTAATTCGGTATTTTCTGCCTGCGTGAAGCAGATTGCTAAGGATGTAGCCGGATTAGGTTGGAAGCTGGTCCTAAAGGAAGGCAAAAAGGAGAATGAGGCCGAGAGTAAAAAGATCCAAGAGTTTTTAGACAAACCCAATCCTGATGATTCTTTGAGGACTATCCTAAATGAACTGTTGATTGATTGGGGAATAATAGGTTGGTGGGGTTTGGAAGTGGTAAGGGATGCTAAAGGCGAGATTGCAGAGATTTATCATACTCCGGCTCATACCTTTAAAATACACAAGAAAAAAGAGAAATTCTTTCAGCAACGGGGGCTTAAAGAAGTCTGGTTCAAGGCCTTTGGAGCAAAAGATAATATCTCCGCTAAGGATGGGAAGAAAGGAACTTATGACCTGAAGACTAGGGCTAATGAACTGATCTATTATAAAAACTATTATCCCCGCTCTGATTACTATGGTGCCCCTAATATCCTGTCTGCCGTCGGTTCAGTCATTGCCCTGATTGAAATTCGGGATTACAATCTGGCCTTCTTTGAAAACTACGGGGTCCCGGCCTGGATGATCGTCTTAAAAGGCAACTGGTCCGATGACTCACCCAAGAAGATTGAAAAATTCCTGGATACCGAGATAAAGGGTTCCAAGAATGCCCACAAGACCATGGTCTTTAAGGTCAATGAAGGCGATTCCATGGACTCTGAAAAGCTTTCGGTGGATATACAGGAAGGCAGCTTCAGAGTCTATACTCAGCGGTTGATAGACGATGTTTTAATGGCCTATTCCATGCCAGGCTATCGTATAGGACTTAATATTGTGGGCAGATTAGGCGGAACCAATATTAAAGAATCTACCGAGATATATAAGAATGGAGTCGTCGAACCATTGCAGGAAGATATCGAAGATATGGTAAATCATAAGATTATAGAGCAGGGATTAAATTGTGAATGCTATAAATTCAAGCTTAACGATCTAGATATCAGAGATGTAGATGCCGAAGCCAAAAGGTATATATCTTTGATTCAATCAGCGGCAATGACTCCCAATCAAGCAATAAATTTACTGGATATAGGCAAACCCTATCCCGGGGGAAACAAATTTTATATCGGTTCTAGTTTGATAGAGGTAGGAGAAGAAGAACTGGAGAAGAGAGAAGACAAATTTATCAAAACTATAGAAGATCTTAAAGAGGGAATTAACAAATTAGCTGAAGGTGATTTTCTTAAAGAAGTGGGTAAGGAAGAAGAAAGGTCAGAGGATTAGAAGAATGGTAGATATAGAGAAATTCATTAAAAAGATGGAATTAGAAGGTTATGTGAAAGAGACCTTGGCAGAGATAGGCCAGATGTTAGATAAGAAGATTAAAGAAGATATGCCGGGAGTCAAGATAGCTATCAGAATAGAATTGGGAATAGCAGATGGCCGGACTCCGTGGAGGAAAGAGTAAATGGCTATGAAGAAGAGGAGCTAAATAATTATGCCATTAACCAGTAATACCGTAGAGGAATTGGATAAACTTGTAGATATATTTTTTGAGAAGGTAGGCCGCAAGGAAAGGCTAAGTAAGCAGATACTTAAATTGATGGATGAGTGTGAGGCCTATCTATACCCTAAGGTCCGGGATTGGATGCAACTATCCCGGAAACAGATTATCAGAGATATTAAAAATAGAATTCTAAAAATTGAAAAGAAATCCAAGTCCCAAATAATAATAGATTATGTAGATTGGGAAACGATAGAAAAAGAAGGAGAGAGCATAATCAAACCGGCCTATCTTAATATAATGGAAAGATCCGGCAACTTATCCCGAGCGCATGCCAAAATCGAGGCTTCTTTTGACGTAATAAATCCTTTATCGGTAAAGTGGGCCGAGAAATATTCTTATGAATTAATCACGCTGGTAGAAAAGGAGACAAAAAAAGGAATCCGGGAAATAGTGTCCCATGGATTGAAGGAAGGGAAGACGCTTACTCAAGTAGCAAGGGATATAGAACATTTAAAAGATGTGGGGCTAAATGGGAGACAGAGTGCGGCCTTACTGAAATATAGAAAAGCGTTAGAGGCACAGAAGCTCCCTAAAGAGTTATATCTACAAAAGTATACTAAACGTTATGATAGACTTTTGAGAGACCGTAGTGAATTAATAGCTAGGACCGAAGTATCAAGAAGTGTAAACGAGGGCTATTTAGATTCATTGGAGGGAACCCGGTATGAAGAGGTAGAGATATCTTCGGCCGGAGATGCCTGTTCCGAATGTCTGGATTTGGCGGGGCAAAGATTTACGCGAGCCGAAGCTAGAGGAGTCCTTCCAAAACATCCTAATTGCCGGTGTCATTGGATTGTAGTAATTTCCAGAGCGAAGAAGAAACCGAAGGTACCAAAGAGACCAGAAAAAGCAAGCGATAAACTTATAGCCAAATATAAAGATAAGATAGAAGAACAGAGAAAATTAACTAATGAAATTGCTCTTTACAGGAAAAAAGTGCAAAACGCCTATTATCTGGAAAAAGATATGGTAGAAACTAATCGATATCGACTCCTTATGAAAGAGGCCTCTGCCAAGAGAAGGTACAGCATTAATCAAATGAAGATAGGTATGCGCAATGACCTATATGTGGATAGGGCACTCCGTCCAAAATTCAGACCCGAGATATTGTTCCCGGATATAGGACCAGAGCAAAAACGCAAGATATTAAAAGCCATCGATGAGTGTGAAAAATTCGTGAATAAAGATATAGTAGGCAGATATGAAGTTCTAATAAAGAAAGCAGACTCAAGGGCGTTTTACGATATGAAACAGGGGGTATGCTTAAGCAGGTCGGGACCTTACTACTCACTTAGTGAAGTCAATAGAACCGTTATTCATGAATTCGGACATTTTATTGAAGATTCAAGCGGTAAAGTTCACCGCACAATAATGGAATTTTATACCAAGAGAACTAAAGGATGCCCTCTAGAATGGCTGGGATCTGGATTCGGAAGAGATGAGCTAACCAGAAAAGATAAGTTTATCGATGCCTATATGGGTAAAGATTATAAAGGACAGGCAACAGAAATATTGAGCATGGGCCTGCAATATTTTTATAATGACCCTTATAAACTTGCTATCAAAGACCCAGAATATTTCAACTTTATTTACAAACTTGTAAGAGGAGCGCTATAAATGATAACTATTAGAATAGCGGAAGTTAAAGCTACCTTAGAAAATGAGAAGTGGAAATGTAAAGATAGGATAATGAAAAGCATCCTAGACACATTTTCCTATGAGGATATAGAATATTATACTCCTATCCGGGATTTAGCTTTAGCAGAACTAGTAGTTAAAGAGATCGGCGGAAAGATAGTAGAAATAACTGAAATTCCTAAATTCGTAAAGGGTAGGATTTATTAAAAAGTAAATTAAAATATATTAAGATTAAAAATTAACTAATATACCAGATTCGGTATGTTAGTTATTAGATAAAGTAGGTGATTAGAAGTGAAGATAGAGGGAATGACTTCAGAAGAATTAAGTAAAATTTCAGATGATGAATTATATAGCCTGCGCTTGAGATTTATTCAACTTTTCAATAAATGGTTTAAAAATAATAATCGACAGAAAGTTGGTAAATTAGAGAAGAATAGCTTCCTCGATCAATATAGATTGCTACTTAAGGAGATGAATAAGAGGAAACTCACTCATGGTGTTCAAAGCATCGATAGGGCATTATTCAGAAAAAATGTGTATGGGATAAATACATCTTCTTTAGGTGATATAGTAAAAGTTCCCGATTATGTGTCCATTGGTGGCGGTTTTGTCAAATCCCCGAAGGATGCAGATGACCTGGATTTAATTGTAAGAGAAGACGAAAAAAACCGGGATGAAGGGTTGGAATTGAAGCTGTCCCGATTAATGCAGAAGCAGATCGAGAAGGAATGCCATTTTGTTTATAATGAAACCGGGGCTCATTCAACTTACATTCCGCTTTTTGATTTGGTTCTAAGATCAAAAAATAGGATTGACAGGGTTGAAGTTAAAGAAGATTACAGTAAATCGGAGGAAATAGAAAAAGGCATTAAAGAATATTATGAGGGCTTGGATGAATGGAAGCAGGATTTTATCTATGACTTTGCAGAGATGGCCAAAAACTTAAAGGGTAAGACGATACTAGATCTGGGTTGTGGAACCGGCCGGGTGATGCGGGCTTTGATAAACTCGGATTATTATAACTACCAGGTAGATGGCTTAGATAATAATGACTTTGCCTTAGGAATGTGCAAAAAGAAAGGTTTAACTGTTAAAAAGGTAGATCTGGAAAAAGAGAAACTACCTTATGAAGATAATTATTTCTGTAATGTTATCGGTCTTCATATATTGGAACATTTAAAGAATCCCGATGAAATTATTAAGGAAGCTATCCGGGTAGCTGAAAATAAGGTGATATTTATTAGTCCACTTTTAAAGAGGCTTGATCCGACACATAAACAGGAGTTTATTAAGATAGATGATTTCAAAGCATTATTCGATAAAGATGCTGAAATTAAAATGGTCGACCATGGAGACAATACTGCTATAGCAATTATCAAGGTGGCTAAAATCAAAAAAGCCGATAACCTTAAACCCTTCGGAACCTTCATCCCACCTAAGCCCACGATGGCCAGAATTACTGAAGCATTTGAATATTCCCAGATTGAAAACTGGGCTAAGGATAGGTTTCCTCTGGACGTGGAGGAAAAACTTAATGCCTTTAGATGTGTAGCAGAAAAGCTGGGAGATAAACTAAGGCTAAAAACTGAAGGGGATAAAGATAGGACTAAACAACTTGAGGAATTAGTGGAGGTATTAAAAAAGGTTCCTGACGATTTTATACTTGATTTTGGCTTGGGTATCGATAGGGATGGTAAGGCCTTACCCCGTATTATGCTAATGACATTGATGAGTGATGAGCCGGTGTTGGAAGAAAAGGATATTATAAAGGCTACTATATTTGATTTGCCTTACTGGAAAGAAGATCTGCATAAGAAGCCACTAAAGGAGAGAAGAGAACAGTTAGAGAAGTTTTATAGTAAATACCTAAAGGGTGATCCCCATTTTGACTTGACCAATTTTATAATAGTTAAAGATGGCAAAGAGTTAGAAGCTCAGTTTAAAAAATTATCTAAGTTGCCTCAAAGCGAAGGCATAATGGTTAAGGATCTAAACAGTATCTGGGACACTGACGGGAGTATTGAAGGCTGGGCTAAGATAAAGATAGAAGCGGAGATAAAGGTAATAGCCATTAAGAAAATTCCTAACCGGGCCGGCGGTTATAACTATCATTGCGGTTTGCTGCCAGGGGATAGTAAATTTACTAATCTAATTGAATTCAAAGGTAAGAAATATATTGACTTAGGTAAGACCTTTAATACCAAGATAAATGCTAACGTAGGAGATATATTGACTATAGGCATTGAAGAAATTATACCTCAAGAAGATAAATTGCAATGGCTAGGACCAAGGGTATTGGATATTGATAAGGACCGAAAAGAGCCTTATTTTGCTAAGCAGGTGATAGGGATAGCTGAACGTGCGAATATATTACAGAAGGCACAGCATAAGAGAGATCAATGTATGGAATGCTCTAATCCTCCCGTTTATGAATGCTTATGGGCTGAGGGAATAGGCCATGCCTGGTTTTGCGAGAAACATTTCAAGGAATGGGCCACAACCGGTGATGGTAAGGGTGAAATAATCTCTGTTAAAGAAGTAAAAGATGGAATAGCAGCAAAGAAATTTGGGGATAATAGAAATCCAAATATCTGGGCTGAATTAAAGAGAGAATTCTATAAAGATGAAGGGATGGAAAAGAAATTATCAAATAAGCAAACAGAAGAATATGGGAAGGAGACAGCCGTTATTAATGAAAATAAGAAGAAACCTTTAGCAGGAAAGATTCACGAGTTTAAAGCAGCTAAATATACCCATCCCAACGGACACCCGCGTTGTCTGATATGTGGAGATGAAGAGCCGGTAGGCGGGATTTGTAATATGCCCGACAGCTGGTACCAAAAACACGAATTTGATGACGAGGAAGCCTGGGAAAAAGAGAGAGAAATTCTAAGAGAAAAGGGTACGTTACAGAAAGCGGAGGAAGGGAATATAGATTATGTGATAGGAAATACCGGCAAAGGGGTTCTGCAGCTTCACATAATGGGGATAGAGGAAGATAAAGTTTCAGAACTTAAGAAGGTGTCCGCTGAAGCAGTAAGATCCAGAGCCAATCCGACTAAATTAAAGATGCTATTAAAGGGCGCAATAGGTGAGCAAGGAGCCCATATTGATTTAAGAATGGTCAGAAAAGGCGATGATTATTTTGAAGGTGGGGAGATAATGATCGGAAACCTTACCGGTTTAGATAAATTGAAGAAGTTGAAAGAAGGTGGCAAGCTCAGGTTTGGCTGGAAGGTACCGAGGGTAGAAGAACCGGAGGCAGAGACGATTAGAGGACCCGTTTCATGGATGAAAGCCGGTAAGAATAAGATTGAGATGTTCCCACCAGGAACAGTGGGAGCTACCACTAATAAGTATGGGGCTATGCTAATCCTTGATGATTTTGATTGGAACGCAATTGAGCCACAGGATGATCATGCTAAGAAACTAAAAATAAAAAATGTAGAGGTAATACCAGAGGGGATTTACCTTTTTGCCTATGTACCGGTCACCGAGGCCGGGAAGAAGGGCGAAAGGGTGTGGATGGTATCGAAACTCAAGGAAGAAGCCGAGGCTGGAAAATCTAAGCATTATGAATTTAATAAATTTATTCCCATATTTGATATCTCTAAGAAAGAAGATGAGCATATTGTATGCGGGGTCGTCTATGCTCCGAATGAGGTAGATAGCCAGGGTGATACTACTAATGAAGAAGAGATAAGAAAAGCTCTTTATTCTTATATGGAAGGTCCGCAAAAATTTAAGGTTAACCACAAAGGTAAATACATTGATACCAAAGTATTGGAAATTTATATTGCACCAGTGGATTTTGAGATAAATAATCAAAAAATAAAAAAAGGGAGTTGGTTATTAATCGCCCGAGTATTAGATGAAAAAGTCTGGAAAGGAATAAAGGATGGCACGATAACCGGCTATTCATTAGCGGGCCGAGCTGTGCATGTTTGACATTAAAATAATTTTATTATAATATAAGAATACAAAAAATCGAATATGGAAATGCAAGTTTATAGTTAGGATCCTTAGACGGGATGCTTAAGCTTAATAAGATTGCAAAAAATCTTAGGCTTAAGCATCCCGTTTTTTTATTTGCTGGATGCTAAGCCAAAGTGAGGGGGCAATCGATGGCAAATTTAAAGAATATAGAACCAAGTGAGATAAGTTTTACCGATTTGCCAGCAACTAGAAAGAAGTTTCTATTCTTCAAAAGAGATATGCAGAAACTATTTGACAAGTATCAAGATAGTTCTGATATCCAGAAGAGAAGATTCTTAATTGCAAAGAAGGATGATAAAAAAATAAGTATTTCGATAGAGAGTGATGGGACCATCAAAGGAACAAAAATAATTGTGAGTGGAGAAGAGATTAAAAACTTGCAGGACTTTCATTTTTCTTTCTATAAACCACGGGGGGAAGAAGATAAAGTGCTTGCCGGAAATCCAATCTCTTGCTCTTATTCAAAGATTACCGAGACCGAAGATGGGTTCAAGCACAGTGATACTTTCTATCTGTCGAAATCCGAAATGGAGGTGAATGGAATGGACATGAATAAAGAATTAAAAGACTTATTGGATTCGTACTTTGATGAGGAAGTTAGCTTTGCTCCCGAGGAATTCGAGCTTGAGAAAGCTGAACTTTCTGATAAAGCCTTGAATGCCATAAAAGGAGCTTTGAAGCTGATAAGTAAATATAAAGCGGATTTTCCAGATGATCTTAAAGGTGCGGTCGGAGTGCTGGCCAAATATGCCAGCTATGGTTATGGTTATCCAGCCAAAAAAAAAGAAGAAGTTAAAAAGGAAGAAGATAAGAAAGTAGGAGATAAGGATGTAGAAGATAAGGATGTAGAGAAATCTGGGAAAGCACTTTCCAAAGATACTGTAGGAAAAGTTAAAAGCGTAATTAAAGCCTTTAACGAGCTTCAAAATGTGGTTAAAGCCTTGAACGATCTTTTGCCTGAAGGAGATCAGATAAAACTTAAAAAATCTGATGCCACCGAAGGAAAAGATGCCGATAAAGAGTTTAAAAATGCTTTAGATGAAGTAAGTGATATTGCCAAGAGATTAGAAAAGAAACTGGAAGAGAAGGATCAGACTATAGAAAAACTGGGGAAAGACTTGGAGGAAAAGGATAAAGGCATATCCGAACTTAGCAAGAGACTGGAGACCCTGGAAAAAGATAAAGGAATAAAAAAGACCATTGAAGGCCAAGATGATGGTGGAGATGATGAAAATAAACCCAAAAAGAAGTGGTCTTCATTCGGAGTATAGTCTAATGATTTAAAAGAAAATTAGGCAAAAGATTGTGAGGTGAATAATAGATGTTTAAAGTTAATAGTGAACTATTAAATAAAGAAAGCTTCCAGAAGGCATTAATCAGCATGCCTACCATTGTTCTGGCTGCCGAGGAAGCGGATAGGTTTATTGATTACGTATACGATCAATCTGTCCTCAAAAATAATGCCAGACAGGTAAAGATGGATAAAGCGAGCAAAAATATTAGGGCTATGGGATTGGGTGCTGGCAAATTTCTCCATCCAGCAGCTACTTTTGTGTCATCTGATTACAAGCAACAGCTTAGCCATAACCTTATTGTTTTGAATGCCAAAGAAGTGAGGGGTTGTGCCGTAATCCACGATGATGATATAGAGGATAACATTGAGGGAGATGCTTTCATGGACCATATTATGAAGATGGTAACCAAACAGATTGCTAATGAACTCGATGAAGCTTATTGGATTGGTGATACCCATAGCTTAGGTGGTTTCGCTAATACCGATATCAGAAGCCTCTTTGATGGCTGGAGATACAGAATCACCCATAGTGGAGCAGGCCAAGACTACGTAAATGATGTTTCCGGTTCGGCTATCATATTGAATGCGTCTCCTGGGGCAACAGCAGCCATTACAGGTGCATCACAAGCTGATCCTTGTGTAATTACGGCTGTAGCACACGGTTTTTCTACTGGGAATACAGTGAAAATTACTAATGTAGTAGGAATGATTGAACTTAATAGTAAGCTGTATAAAATTACTGTGCTTACTGTTGATACCTTCTCATTGGATGGTATAGATTCAACAGGATATACTGCATACACTTCAGGGGGAGTTTGCACCATTCAAGAATTCTTACTTACTGGGAAGATCGTTGAACAAGCCGCTACTGCACCTTATAACTGGGAATTTAAGTTTGCCAAAGCTAGAAGAAGAATGCCTGCTATATATAAGTTGGAAGGTTTGGCCAATCTCAGATTTTTCACCAATGACCAGGTAGAGGAAGATTACATCGAGGCATTAGCAGAACGTTCTACTGCTCTAGGAGATACCGCTATTTTAGGACAGGCGCCGATTCAATGGGGGAAAATTCCTATTGTTTCCTGTCCATTAATGGCTAACACCCTGGATGCGGATGGAAAACTGAATGGGGGCTCCCTTACTGACTGCATGCTAACCCATAAGGACAATTTAATTATCGGTATCCACCGGGATATCGAAATGGAAACCGAAAGGTCCGCTGCCGACAAAGCTACCTACTTCTTCTATAGTTTGAGAGCGGATTTAGCCATCGAGAACGTAAATGCCATTGTCCTGATCAAGAACCTAGCTATAGGTTAAAAAAAACTGATTAGGGGAGATTAAATGTTATACAAAATTTACAATTACGGTAACTCAAGAAACCTGCCCTACAAAGGGATGAGTATTTTCATAGCGAAAAAACAGATGATTGAGACTGAGGATAGGGAAATGGCAGACGCTCTGTCTGCCTATCCTTATATTGATGTGATAACTGAAGTTAAAGATGAAGATTATGATAATATCCATTTCTTCAAGCTTAAAAAAATAGCTAAAGATAAAGGAATCGAATTTGATAAACATATTAATAAGAAAGAATTAATTAATAGATTAAGTGAGGTGAAATAGAATGGATCTAACTAAATTAAGAGATATAGATACTAATATACATCAAATGATCAGCAGGATTCTTTCAGTAACCTTTGAGAGGATTGGCCCAGCCGGACAGGGTACTACTGGAACATCGGGTACTGCTGGACAAATTGCCATTGAAGGCCTCCATGCGAATGGAGTGGTTTTAGTTAGCGGGGCTGAATCCATAATTAAAGGCGTTGGAGCCGTAGTAGCGGCTGAGGGATATTTTACGGTCTATGATGGAGATACAACCACCCCCGCCGCGATAGACAGCAAAAAGGTAAACTATTTCGTGGTCGATTTGGGAACTGCCTAAACCAGTTAGGTAGTCTCAAAATTACTTATACGAGAAGTTTGTGGGCAAAGAGGAATAAATAGATTGCGAGTGATCTTTAATGCCAGAAAATACAATTACTCTAAATCCTCTATATCAAGGTAATAGGCGGGAGTATACCCTTTCTTTTACTGATAGCAAAGGTGCAATAATCCCTATTACCGGATGGAAAATCTATTTTACCTTGAAGAAATATGCCTGGAAGGCCGATGAAGATGCCGACGTAAAAAAGGATATATTGGTTCACTCAAATCCTCTGGGGGGAGAGACTAAAATTACCTTAACAACAGAGGATACTAAAAACTTAGGAATAGGAGTCTATAGTTTCGATATTCAGATAAAAAGAGCCGATGGGACCATACTTACTGTCTTAATAGGGACTTTAGAGATAATGCTAGTTATAACTAGGAGAAAAGACTAATGGCAGAAAACGAAAATATAATTGTTCGGATAATCGAAGCAGAACCGATTCAAATTCGGATTGCAGAGCCAGCACCTATTAATGCAAATATAGTCATGGAGTGTGTCCCTTCGGAAATTGGAAATATATTTATTCCGGAAGTTGATGGCCATAGAATAACTAGATTATCTATTTCAAAAGATCGCAAGGTAGCGATTGAATTTGAAAATGACTAAGAAAAGGAGGTTTTAAAAAAATGACTATTGAAAGAATATTGTTAGATCCAAATGCAGTGGCTTACACCGATGACGAAATTGTCGGTAAGGTAAATGCAGCAGCCGTTAAGATTACAAGGGGAGATTCAGTTGAGATTGCTGCGGTTCTTGAATCAGCAACCGAGAAGTTAATGTCAGATACTGAGAAGACTAAGTTGGCTGGAATAGAGGAAGGGGCTAAAGACGACCAAAGCGGAGTCGAGATTAGAGATGCTGTTGTCACTTTACCTGATTTAGAAAGAAAAATTGTTTTGACTAATCCTCAAACAGGCGAATTTAAGGTTACTGCTGTGCAAGTGGCTTCGGATGGGAAAGTAGCAGTCGACAAAGACAGTGTTCCTGAACCTTAATCAGAAATGAATAAAAATATAGGGGGAGGTTTTTTGCCTCCCCTCAAACTATTATATCGAGCGGAGGTAGCTAATGCTAGAGGAAAAGGCCATAGGCAAATATATACATGAAGATGATATAGATAATTGGCCAGCAGAATCAACTGTTGCCGAAAGACAGGCGATCACAGACGAAGTAGAAGCCCAAGTGGAGCGAATAACCAAGGACTATTTCTATCCGAAGACTATTCATGATTTTTTAGATGGGAATGGGAAGGATAGGCTATTTCTTCCGATTAGGCAAAAAATATTATCGATTAACCATATGGCCATAAGCGAGATCGAGGTTCCCACCATAGACAAAACCGGGACGGATCTAACGAGCGCTGGTTTGTTTATTGGTGACAATGCGGCTGATAACAAGGCTTTTACCATTGATATCGGTGATTGGGATGCCTTGACCGGGGGCGTTTTGAGTAGCACTGAAGGTGGCCAAACTGGGAATGCCGGTAAATATGTAGTAGGTGCTGCTCCTTCAACCAGTCTTTTAAAATTGGATGATGCTTTAGGAACTGTTTTAACCAATCTAGAAGTAGGGAAGAAATATAGAATTACAATTTATGCTAAAAAAGGCACGGATTGGACTGGTGGAGTCGTAACTATAAAGTGTGATGGACAGAGTAAGGAACTACCTATTTTAACTGGAGAATTTGTTCAGACGGTATTTGATTTTACAGCCACCGGAACCGATGCGACCATTACTATCGATTGTGCAGATGCACCAACACTGAGCGATGAGTTATGGATTGACACCCTGGAATTTGTCCAGTATACCGGAATAGCAGGGGGGTATACAGTTACTCTAATTATTTCTGCTACTGCTGATTATTATAAAAACAATTACCTGGGAATCAAGGATGCCTCGGAACAAGTAAACAATTTATGGGGCAGTAGGATTTTAGGCAATACGGCAACTAATGGAGATGGAAAATCCATATTTACTTTGGAGCAGCCACTAAAAGTCACACTGGTAGAAGCGGATGTCGTAATGCTCATAACCAACTGGGACTACGATGACGATTGTATTTATCGCAATCCACAAGGCATTACGCATGAACCAGGGACACTTATGGAGCCATCGGAATTTTTTCTTAATGGTTATTTCCCCAAAGGACAAAGAAATATAGAAGTTAAAGGAACTATAGGTCATTATAGTTGCCCCCAGGCAATTAAAGATGCCTGCATAATTTTGGCTAGGGATGAAAATGATCCAACACTGTATGAACATTACGAATTTGAGAAAGAATCTATGGGCCGGGTCTATTCCTATGACCGGGGAGGAGAATTATACTTGAGTGGAATTATCGAATGCGATAGATATCTAAAACGATACATTAATCGAAGACCAATATTGGTAGCTTAGTGAGGATTAGAAATGAGGATTATCGGACCTCGTCAAAGGTTTATTTTAATAGAGAGAACCGAAGGAGAAAAAACAGCCGAGGGGCAGGAAATTACCTGGACTGAGACCGATGAGTTCGGAGGAGTAATTGATTCTTTAAGGGGAAGAGAAGGTATCTCCTACGATAAGACTGGAGTGATAGCTGATTATCGGCTTTATACTGAATATCCAAATATAGTTGAAAAGTACAGGGTCAAGCTAAAGGGAACGAATAGAATTTTCGACGTAAAATATGTGGATCCCCGGTTATTAAAAAACAAGATATGGGTGGTGGATCTGCTTGAGAAGAAAGAGTGAAGCTAAATTAATTTGGAAAGGCAAGGATGTGTCCGATGCCATAAACCGAGTTTCTAATGATCGACTCAATGATTTGGGAGAGCTTTTAATCAGAGAGATTAGAGAGGTAATATCCCAAGCAGGAACTGGAAAAAAATATGTAACTCCAAGAGGCAGAGTTCACATAGCCAGTGCTCCCGGAAAGCCACCGGTTATCTGGCATGGCGGATTGCACGGCTCAATTTTTTTCATAGTAACTGAGGCAGGACCAGTTTTTTTGATGCACGTCGGTACAGGTGGAGATATCGGAGAATATGGGAAGGCATTGGAATTTGGGACAGAACATGTGGCTGCCCGACCCTGGCTGGGGGTGACTTTGGAACAGTCAAGAGAAATGATTAAAAAATTTCTCGAGGAAGAGTGGTTTTAGTATGGATGTAATCGCAGCGATAAATAAAGAAATATTCGATTATTTAAGATCTGACGAAACCTTAGAAGGTAACCTAGTGGGAATTATGGGAAATAAAAATATCCGGGTCGGTCGGGCCTTAAGATCGGATGTGTTTCCTTATATCACTTTTGGAATCAGGCCTTTTATGGATCCATTAATGCCCTTGTTAGGAACGGGGACTCTGGAGACCCATTTGTGGGATAAACATAATCTAATGACCCGAGTTAACAATATGAGGAACAGACTAATTTGGCTGATGGACCTGCATGAGTTTCTCATCTCGGGAGAGGAAGCGAAAGGGGTGAGAATCTTTTTCGATAGCAGCGACATGATCGAAGAGGAGGAAGAATTTATTCAACATCTGGTCATTTTATATACCGTGAAATATATCAGGAAATCAAATATAAATGTTTAAAGAAGTTTAAAAAAGAAACGAGGTGATAAAAAATGGGAATTAAGAGTGGATTAAACGCCGATACTCCGGATAGAATTTTTGTCGATGCCGGAGCGGTTTATTTGAATTACGGTTTGCCAAGTGAGAGAT